AAGCTTGCCATTTATATGGAACGACTTGATAATTATATTCAAAGCCAAACAGCTTTGAATGCTTCTATTTGTAGAAACTTGAACAACCTAGAAAAAGATATAGGAGAAGTTCAAGGGTGGCGTAGTAAAATGTACGGCATTAAAACTGGTGTTATGGCTTTAGCGTTATTGATTCTTCATACATCAGCAGTAATGGGAAGTTTTGTGGTAATATTACGCTGGTGGGCTAAATAACAGGGAGATATTTTATGGCGAATGAAAGACACGTTGACCACAGGGAGTGGGAAATTGATGCAAGTACCCGAACTAGTGGGCATCCATTCACCAAGTATTCCCCCTTTAGGTCTGCAACTTCTACTACGGCTTCAACCATCTTTTCAATTCCTACGCAAGTCCTTACTACAAACTGGGTAGAAAATCCAGGCGTGGAAGGTACTGACGTTGGAAAGTTTACTGCTACAGGCTCTGCTATAAGTAGAAGTACGGCTCAAGCAGCGGAAGGTGCAGCCTCATTAGTGGTTAACCCCGCTAACTCCGCAGCAGGAGAGGGTTTCTATTGGGCCAGTAACGTTGTATCAGTTAATAAACTTCCTCAACATTTAACAGTCTCATGTGAAGTAAGGGGAGCTTCAGCATCTGGAAGTGTAAAGATACAAATTACCAATGCTTCTGGAACGGAATTAGCTACCTCTGCTAATACTAACCTTACTACTAGCTTTGCCCGAATTACAGCTTCTTATACTATAGCTGGTGATTCGGTTGGTGCTTCCTATAGAATCTATGTAGTGAGTGCTGCTCAACATAATATCGACTGGTATACTGATAAGATTATGTTTGAAGTACGGGAAGATACTATAGCTGTATCTGATTATATAGATGGAAACCAAGGCATAGGATACGAATGGACTGGAACTACAAACAATTCTTCTTCTTATCGTAGGATGGGAATGACTACTATGCGTGGTATACAGATTAGAAATGAGTCTGGTACATCTGCTGAAGTTGTGTTTGTATCTTTAGATTGTACTGCAACAGCTACCACAGGAATCCCAGTGATTGCTGGACAGGTGTTTGAATCTATATGGCCTATTGATTTTAGGTCACATGTGTCTGTAATATCTGCTTCAGGTACGCCCACGGTTAGTGGAGTAATTTGGGGCTTGCATAACGGATAATGACTGCTACTATTTCTACTTCTGTGGGTGAAATTCCTAGTCCTAGTAATTGGCAAGCTCCCTTGCAGAATTGGCTTGGAGAAAACCATGCCGCAATTATTCCTTTGGAAAAAGCAACTGATGGAAGGACTACTCTAGAAGAGATTGGTTTCGCCTTAGATGAATATAAACGATTGTTCAAAGCAGGGATTGCTTCTAAGGCAGAAACTTTAACTTTATCTAGAGCATTTCCTGATAACGAAACTTTTTCTAGAGCAGTCATAAAAAAAGGATTGTTGGATACAGAACCAATGGTATTAGGTGGCCCTGCTTCAGTGGAGTTAGTAGATAGGGAAGGACATTTAATTACTACTAACGCTATGAAGAAAGCCTTTACTAAGTATATGAAGAATTTCCGAACTAGGAATGCAATGGTTCTTCATTCAGATGTTCAAGTAGGTTGGGCTTTACCCGCTTACATTTCTCAGGGTGGGCAGATATTTAAGAGTGGTGTAGATGAGCAGGGTTTGTTTTTCATTACAGAACTTAGGGATGATACAAACATTGCTAAAAAAGTAATGGAGCAAGTACTTGAAGGAAAACTTAAGTCTTACAGTATTGCTGGTTCTGCTACCAAGACTCAAATGATACAGAAGGGAATGCAGGAAATAATGCAAGTAGATGATATGGAATTAGCAGAAGTAACTGTATGTGAAAAGGGTGTTAATCAAGCAGCGGGGTTTGAGATTCTCAAGGCTGATGATGCAGTTGAAACTTGCATAGATGGAAGTTGTTTACTTAAAGAAGAAACTCCATCGGAAGGAATAAAACTAATGACTGATGCAGATGACCAAATAGATTTCACCCAATCTTTCTTAGCATTTGCTAAAGAGGAAGGATTAATCGAGAAGGGTAAAGACGTAAGTGACTTCCCTACGCTTTATAATACTGATGGAAGGAAGGAACAACATTGGAGTCTTCTAACTAGGATGGGGTGGCCTTCTGAAATGCATCCTGAAACTGGAAGGTACATACCTGTATCTGAAGCAGACCAAGTAGGAATGTTTATTATGCCAGCAGACCCTAAAGTAGTGAATGAAGCTGGGCAAGAGTTGGGTTATTCTCATGCTGCTGATGCACTAACTCCACCAGCTATTGGTAATTTTGAAAGGGGTGGAGTTGTGGAAGGAAGTAATTCTGTAGAAACTCCTTTACATAAGGGGGCAGTTGGTGCAGCAGTTGGTGCAGCAGCAAAAGCAGCAGCACCAGCAGTTGGACGAGCAGCAAAAACTGCTTTAGATACTGGTGCTAAAAAATTCGGTTCAGATATTGGGGCTGCTGCTGCTAAAAAAGTTAAGGAAAAGACAGGTCTTGACAAGGAGAATCCCATTACTAAATCCTTTTTAGATTGGATGGAAAAGGAAGCTCGTTGGAAAAAGGGACTTGATAAAGTAAAAGAATATAATGATGAAGCTAATGAAGAAATGGATGCTTACTATAAAAACGAAACTATCTAGTGCAATAAAAAAATATGTACAATTTCATGTGGAAGCTTTCAGTCACGAATATAATCAGAACAGAAATGATTAAAGATTGGGAAAGTTGCGTCCTCAGATATTCCTTGTTATACTAATGTTAGGTGGGCTTGGTGTTCTAGCCCTTTTGGATGAACAAACAGCTATTACTACAGGGTGCGTAACTTTAATGGGTGCATTAGGAATGAAAATTTTGGAGAAAGATTAAAAATGAATAATGGTTGTGGTTGTATTAACTGTACATGTGGTGAAGTTTCTGGTACACTAGATTTTATTGACCAATCCTACGTGTCTTGGAACACCCCAGAACTTATAAAAGTTTCTTGTCATTGTATAGCATGTGACCAAGAGTGTGATGATTGTGAATGTGATGATTGTTCTTGTAGTGATGAAGTGGAACATATAGGGTCTGATGTATGAAGAAAGTAATTACCTATATTTCATGGGTTATAATGTTCCTACAGTTAAACAAAGCTTTATATAAAGATAGTAAAGACTTTCATGCTAATATCTTCTGTTTATCTGCTGGTATCCATAATATGCTTAAAGACCGCAAGATTACAAATGAAGAAGTAGATAGCTTAAGTGGTTTAATAGCCGATACTTGTTCTTCCTTAATAACTCTCATTGACCGCTTCACTGTACCCGAAGAAAAATTATCTACTGAATAGGGGTTGACAACTATGTTTAAGTATGCTAAACTGAAAGCATCTTAAATACAGGAGTAGATGTTATGAACGTCTTCAGCCCTATCAAATTCCTCATCGCTTTAGTAGTTATAGGTATATGCCTGTAGTTTAGAGGTTCTATCATTCATGAGCAACATAATGCAATATCTAGTACAGTTGGGAGAAGAGTTTAGAGACTCATATAAAACTGTGGATGATAGAATTGGTGAGGTTATACATTCTCTAAACCTTCTTTCCAACCGAATTGCTGAAGTAGAAATGCGTCTGAATCCTAATCTAAGAGAGGAAGACGAGAATGAACAGTAATCCTTTAGATTGGACAGGCAATGAAGGAACTTCTGAAGAATCTTGGAGACAATATTTTCAGTTGTTACTAACGCAAATCCAATCTATAATGACTAACGAATTTTATGAAGCAAAGCCCTATCTTTATGATGACCCAAAAGATTTTATTAATGGGTTCACATTAGCTGGGGCATTTTTTTCAGGGTTACATCTAGAACCTGATGAACAAGCACGGGAAAGCCAAACGTCAATGTTTCGTATGATTTTAGCTCAATATTTACTTCATATTATACATCAGTTAGAACGTGGTGAAACAGGAGTATAATAGTAATATAAGTCTAAACGTGGAGACTGTATTGCTTGTGCCAATTAATAAAACTATCTTTATTAGACATTGTTCTAAGTGTGATACTTTAGATGAAGGAAACGCATTCTTAGAATGGCTAACGATTCTCAGGGCTGGCACTAAAGCAACGATTTTAAATGAGGTTTCTTACTTAGATTTGAAACATGTTTCATTAGAATTACAATGTACAACATGTAATTATAATTCAGTCACTCAGGTAATTTTTGAATGGGTATCTATTAATGACTCAGAAAATAAAGCATAGAGATGGTAAATTAAACAAACGTAGAAATATAAAAGACCAGAACTCTTTTCACAAAGAGAAGAATAAAGCTAAGAAAACTAAAAAGAAATATGTTAGAGAAGATACGTAAAAAGTTTTTGTGTAAAATTAAGGGGCATCCTAAGAAAGATGCACCATTGATTGAATTGTGGGAAGCATCTCAAGGAAGAGTTGTAGTTTTTAAGTGTATTAGATGCAATTCTAAATTAGGGAGTTTGTGGCATGACGCATGATTTTTTAGAGGAAGAAGATGAACCCACCAAAGTAATTAATTTTACTAGGAATGAATTACTTTATATTGATGATTCAGTAACTATGTTGATAGAACCAGAGTCTGGATTGCCACTACCTTTTCGCCCATTAATTCATCAAGCTTTAATTGCTATCCCTGGTGGCTTAATGGAGAAAATAGGAATGGGTATTTTAAGGGTTGAAAAGGATTCTGTGGTGCCAATAGAATTGGGAGAATCAGAATTATATATGCTAAGAGAAATTTGTCTTAGCTATGTAAAAATTAATGGTGAACATGTAGGATATAATTTAAAGAAAAAGGTATACCAAGCGTTACTAGGCGATGAAGAAAGGGGAGAAGCAGACTTTCAAGCGGTAGAAGATTTGTTATTTAAAGCTAACGTGGATATGTCTGCTTCTATTGAGTAGTGATAGATATAATTTATGGGTTGGCTGGTATAGAAATAGCTTTTTTCTTGGTATGGTTAAATTGGAAGATACTAAAAGTCTCTAGACAAATCCTTAATATTAGTGTATCATTACTGGAAGAGACAATAATCATTAGAAAAGAAACAGTTCTGATTAGAGAAGTTTCTCAAGTTATAGAACAAGAAACCATCTTATCTAGGAAAGCATTGGTAGGAGAAGATACAAGTGTTCTTAACTGAAGAGGATAAGAAAGCCGCTGAAGAATTATACCAGAACTTCCCTACTTTTCATATTAACGTAGGAATGGATAGAAATGATTTTGCAGAAGGTAGGATTAATGACCGTCAATGGAAAGTTAATGCCCCCGCTAAAAATAGAATTTGGTGTACTGGTACTGGGCTAACATTTATGGAAGCATATAAAAGTTTATTGAAAAGGTTAGAGGAATATGATGGATTATAATTATGGTACAGCCATGAATAAATTAATTGATTACTATAACGAAATGTTAGGATTAATTATTCAGGCTAGGCTTGCATCTGATAGAATAGATGAATGGAAGGAGATATTAAATCTTGTTACTAATCCAGACCAAGCCAATATAATGATAACAAGGAAGCCTGATTTTTACAGAGATTATTTATAGGAGTAGCTATGACTGCATATGATAGGTGGGTAGTAGACAAAGCTAACCAAGAGTTACAGCAACAAGTAAAGGAAGAATGGAAGATGTTTTATAATGTTAAGTATGGTGGCAAGGAAGGGCGCATCAAAGCTGTAAACAGGGCATCAGCAGAAACCCAATTCCAGTGGCTCCTAGAAAATAAGGATTGTTTTTGTGAAACTTGCAACCATCAATATCTAAAAGATTACTTGGTTTACATGAACTCTTATAATACTCAGTGTGTTAAGAAGGAACCTCAAGTAATCAGTGGAATTATGCAGGGGTAGTTGACAACTTTAAATAACTATGGTAAACTTAGGGTAAGTAATAAAAACTTACCCTAGTTTTTTTGAGGAAGAGGTAGGACTATAAAATGTATGAGCCTAATCCTTATGGCCTTCCAACAGCTTTAGGATTTATAGGAATGTTTGTTTGGGTACTAATATTATTGTTAGGCTAGGGTTGAAGGAGCATTGGGAATAATGGAAATGTATACTTATATAAACACACTAGGAAGAAGTAAAGTTATATGTGCAGATGGATATGCATGGAATTCTAATTGCCACGACCAACCACACATGGAATATACTAGCCTCTTTTTAGATGGAACTTCTATAGTAGAAGGAACGTGTAGACTTTGTGGAAAGCGTAGTAGTATGTATCCAATCTGTTCGCATAATTGTGATGGTAAAAAGGTTAAACGGTTTAGCTTAATACGAAACCTATCAAAGAAGTTAGAAGATGACTATGCTTGTAATTAGATTCGGAATTTATAAAAATGGTGGCTTGACAAAGAATTAAGTAACTGTTATGATTACAGGTGTAATTGGAACATGGAGAATTGAAATGACTAAGGCTGATAAAAGGGCTTCTAAAAGATTCAAAAACCGATATGGACATTGTGGTTTGGGTTCTTCTCATGTGCGAGAAGCTTCTGAGGCTGAAGTTATGCACCATTGGAGAAAGGCTAAAGCTAAGAGAGAATCGTTGTGAGAGGCAAAACATATGGTAACCGCAAAACAAAAATAGATAGGCAACAGTTTGCACAAATAGAATTGCCCGAAGAAATCATAGGTTAAAAAAGACGCTTGAAAAATTGCAGTATGAGGGTGGGTTTATATTCAGATTTAAAAGTGATGGCTCGCCCCAATATATACATATAGCAAATAGCCCTTCTGTGGATTTTACTTTAGGCAAAAATGATA